CTGTCTTCGCGTCCTCTGTCTTCGCGTCCCCTGTCTTCGCGTCCTCTGTAAGAACGTAATTGTTCTTCTGATTTTCTAGAACGCACCTTATCAGAATGCACCTTATCATCACGATCCTTATCAGAACGTACCTTATCAGAATGCCTTCTAACATCACGATCTCTGTCTTCGCGCCCTCTGTCTTCGCGCCCTCTGTCTTCGCGCCCTCTGTCTTCGCGCCCTCTGTCTGAACGTCTTCTATCCTTATCAGAACGTCTTCTTACCTTATCGTCGCGTACCTTATCACTCGTATATTTTGAAGGAAACAATTTATGAAGTGTTCGATGAAGGCTCGCCATTGTATCGTCGGACGCCTCGGATACATCCGATTCAGATATTTCATCATAATCTCTTCGCCTTCTACTTCTGTTTTTACGTCTTTGCCTTGATTGGTCGCTACTTTCATCCGTCACAGTCTCATACACATAATCGCTATCTGAATCACTGTCTGAATACACACTGGATTCACTATCCGAATCATCATTTCGACTGTTCTTGTAATTACGCTTTTTCATTTGTTCAACCTTGGGCTTCATTGATTGTATAAATAGGCGCGGTGTGTTTATTTCGTTTTGATTTATTATTTCAAAAATGCGCGATAAAATTGAACAAACTAAATAATTTACAATAGAATATAAATAAAACCTAATATACTATATAGCACCTTATTGAATAACAAAATGTCCGGAAGTAAACAATACCAATCTAGTGCTCAGTTCAAGAACCCCTCGAGAATCATCGGAATCCAATTTGGAATGATGTCCCCGGAAGAGATTCGCAAGGGTGTGGTAGAAGTGACTTCGAAAAATACTTATGTAGGAAACAAAGAAGAACCCGGCGGATTATTTGATCCGCGAATGGGGGTTTTAGGCCCAGGCACCATCTGCCCCACCGATGGTTTAACATACATCAACACCCCGGGATACTTTGGATATGTGGAAATGGCTCGCCCCGTTTTCTTTATCCAACACATCAAGGAAGTAATGAGAATTTTGAAATGCGTGTGTTTCAAATGTAGTAAGTTGCTTATTAACAAAGACCAACACAGTCATGCCCTTAACATGAAGCCGTCTGATCGCTGGGATTATGTTTATAAGAAGTGCTCGTCTGTCGATCGATGCGGCAAAGAAACCGAGACCGGTTGCGGCTGCAAGCAACCAGACAAAATCAAGTTGGAAGGGATGTCGACCATCACGGCATCGTGGGACAATCTCAAGAATGTGGCTGGAGAGACCGCAGTAGTCGCAACGGCCACAGCTGGCGCAACGGCAGCAGGTGGTGGCGCAGCAGGTGATAAGAACCAATTCACAATGCGTTTCACCGCCGAAATCGTGTTGAAGATTTTCAAGCGCATTTCAGATGAAGACGTCAGTTTCATGGGTTTCAATCCGATGTGGTCGCGCCCCGATTGGATGGTATGTCAAGTTCTCCCGGTTGCCCCGCCCGCCGTCAGACCATCGGTCAAACAGGACGCAAACCAGAGAAGCGAGGACGATTTGACCCATATTTATGGGCACATCATCAAGACCAATCAGGATTTGGAAGACAGAATTCTGAACAATGCCCCCCAGAAGACGATTGACGATTTGACTGGCGTATTACAATACTTCGTCGCGATGATTGTGAATAACAAGGTCAAGGGCGCGGTGCCGATGGCGCAGCGTTCGGGTCGCCCATTACAGTGTATTACTGGCCGCATCAACAGTAAGAACGGCCGCATCCGCGGCAATTTGATGGGCAAGCGTGTGGATTTCAGCGCGCGTTCTGTCATCACCGGCGACCCCAATTTGTCGATTCGACAGCTGGGTGTGCCTCTGAAGGTCGCAAAGTGCTTGACGAAACCGGTTGTAGTCAATGATAGAAACCGCGATTTCTTGTTGAAATTGGTTCAGAACGGCCCTGACGAACATCCAGGTGCGAAAATCCTGGAGAAAAAAAATGGCGATAATATCTCGCTGAGATACGTGGATCGCATGTCGCTTAGATTGGAAAATGGCGACGTGGTTCATCGTCATATGTTGGACGGCGACGCGGTGCTGTTCAATAGACAACCGAGTTTGCATAGAATGAGTATGATGTGTCATATTGCGAAGATTATGAAGGTGGGCGACACCTTTAGAATGAACGTCGCTGATACTAAACCATACAATGCGGATTTCGATGGTGATAAACATCTTGTCACCAACAAGAGACTGCTTTTCAAGATGTAGATAAAACTTGAAAAGAAAAACAGTGTAATATCTACTTATTAGATGCGTTCGCATAGACACATTTGATAGATATAATCTCTTAGTCATTAGATTAAATGATATAAAAATAATTGCTTATAATAAATAATGATATTGAATAAAAGTGAAGTTGATAAAGTTATTGGTGAAATTTACAAAATAACAAATGTAATAAATAATAAAATATATATTGGACAAACGAGAAGTCATCGATTAAATAAAGATAAATATAGGCCTTTTGGATATATGGGTCGATTCAAAGACCATATAAATGAATGTTATTCAAATAAGAAAAACGTTTGTAATTATCTAAATTCGGCTATTTTAAAATATGGAAAAGAAAACTTTACATGTGAAAGGTTAATAGAATGTCCTGTGGATAATTTGGATGAAACTGAAATAAAATACATTTTGGAATACAATTCAAAATATCCAAATGGATATAATTTAACGGCTGGAGGAAAAACATGTAAACATTGTGTTGTTGATAATGGAGAACTAAATATTTCAAATGCGGAACGTCCAAGAAACTTTAAGCGTAGCGAAGCAACAAAATTGTTGATTTCAGCAAACGTCAAAGAAGCTATAAAAGATGTTTCACATAGAAAGAAAATGATGGAAAACGCACAACAACAACATTCTATCCAAAAAATATGAAAAATTTAAAAATTTAATAATAGACGAGTCCAATATAGAAAAATATATTCACATAACAAATAACAACACACTTAAATATCAATATATAAAAATAAAAATACAAAACGTAAACACAACATTTGTCGGTAAGCATGAAACGATAGATGAAACAAAAATTAGAGCAATTAATTTTATAAAAGATTTAATAAAATGGCGACATAACCAAATTGCGGGAAATTCCTTAGAGATTTCACTACCACTCAGCATCGGAAACGGTGTTGAGGAACTCGGTTAATTGCCGAACCCAATGGTAAAAATGTGAAAGATTGGAGAATCCGCAGCCAAGCCCCTAATCTCGTTATGATAGAGTATGGGGAAGGTTCAGAGACTAGATGGTCGTGGTTCGTAAATGAAGGTCTAATCAACCCGATACGGATTAAGGTATAGTCCAATCCTGGTTCGAAAGAACAGGTATATTTGCTGGTAAAGCAAATGGAGATGAATATGCACATGCCCCAAAACGTCTTAGCAGAGATAGAGCTGAGACATTTGGCGGCGATCCCCTACCAGATAATCAGTCCATCCAGTAATGCCCCCATTATTGGAATTTACCAGGACTCGATGTTGGGGTCATACCGCTTCACGCGTTCGATCATTGACTTCACGCCGAGAGAGGCGATGAATATGTTGATGAGTTATCCGAATGTGAATGTGAGCGAACTGCGTGGTAAGCAGAAAATTACCAACTTTGAAATCCTTTCGCAGATTACCCCGCAGATTTCAATGAAATACAAGACGAAACAGTTTGACGACAAGACTGAGGACGCGGCAATTTCCAACAATGTTTTGGAAATCCACAACGGCAAGTATTTGCGCGGACAGGCAGACAAACCCGTGTTTGCGTCCGGAACAAAGGGTATTCTGAGTCGTATATGTAACGATTTTGGAAATATGGCGGCGTCCAACTACATCGACGATTTACAGCAAGTAATCACCGAATACATGAAGACGAGCGCCTACAGTGTCGGGGTCAGCGATTTGATATCTGACCGAAAAACCACCGAGAGTATCCTTCAAATCATTGATGGTAAGAAATCGGACGTCCAGCAGTTGATGGACAAGGTTCAGTTGGGAATATTGGAAAACAACACTGGAAAATCCAATATGATTGAGTTTGAGACACAGGTCAATAACATTTTGAACAAGGCTACTGAGCAATCCGGCAGCACGGCAGTCAAGAGTTTGAGCAAGAATAACCGTTTCGTTATTATGGTGAATTCGGGCTCCAAGGGATCGCTGTTGAATATTTCGCAGATGATTTCGTGTTTGGGACAGCAAAACGTCGATGGGAAGCGTATCCCATATGGTTTCGACAATCGCACCTTGCCGCATTTCACCAAGTATGACGATTCTCCCGGCGCGCGTGGTTTCATTGAGAACTCGTATATTTCAGGCCTCACTGCTCCTGAGCTGTTCTTCCACGCGATGGGTGGTCGTATTGGTTTGATTGATACGGCAGTTAAAACCTCACAGACTGGATATATTCAACGTCGATTGGTCAAGGGTTTGGAGGATTTGAAAGTGGAGTATGATATGACGGTTCGAAATAATATGGGAAAAATCATCCAATTTGCCTATGGCGACGATTCGGTGGATGCGACCCGCGTAGAGAACCAGTCGATGCCGTTGGTGGGTATGTCTATCGAAGACATATACATGCACTATGATATCATTGGTTTGAACGACAGCGACAGTGAGATGATTAAGATTTTCACCAAGGGCGCGGCGACCAGATTGCGCAAGCAGCGCGACGATACCCGTGCGATGTGTAAGAAATATGTGGATTATATGGTGGAACATAGAGACAAGCTGGTGGATATGGTTTTCAAATTCCGAAATGAGGATTTTGTGAAAACACCGGTTGCGTTCCAGTATTTGATTCAAAATGTTCAGGGCCAACTAGGACTTAACGCGAACAGTGCGGTGGATATCACACCACTTGAGTGTTTTGAAATGGCCGAGGCGACCTTCAATGGCCTGCGAAAGTTGAACTACTGCAAGCCCACCAAGTTGATGGAAGTGATGTTCTTCTTCTATTTGTCGCCGAAAGAACTGCTGGTGAAAAAGCGTTTTAATCGAAGTGCGCTGACCCTATTGTTGGAAAATGTGGTTCTCAATTACAAAAAGTCGATTGTTCATCCAGGTGAGATGGTTGGTGTTATTGCGGGTCAGTCAATTGGCGAGCCAACTACACAAATGTCTTTGACCAAGAATGAGGCAATCAAGGTAATGGAGAAAAAAGACGGCGATGTTCGTATTATTTCCACCACAATTGGTGAATTTTGTGATACTATTATTCAAAATAACCCAAGCCTAACATTTAATACTGGTCACCATGACAGTGTGGAAACCATTCTTCAAGAAGAATACTATATAATGTCTGTTAAAGAAGACGAAACCGCCGAGTGGTGTAAGATTTCACACGTCAGCAAACATCCCGTGAATGGGCGTTTGATGACTGTTCGCACCCGAAGCGGAAGACTCGTTGAAACTACCACAAGTCATTCGCATTTGATTCGTAATAACAATCGCGTTGAGCCGATTACTGGTGCGGATATGAGAGTTGGAATGAGAATACCAGTTGCTAAGAAAATACCAAATACATTTGTTAAGGAAACCATTAAGATTGGCGAAACCGACATTAAGTTGGATAAGACATTTGGATGGTTTGTGGGCGCGTATTTGGCGGAAGGAAGTGTGAATTACAACACAATTAGTATCAGCAACATTTCACAAACATTTGTTAATAATACCAAGGCATTTGCTGCGTTGTTTGGAAAAGAATGTAAGGTATATGAAAAGGAAAGTGAATATGGCCATACCACCGATACTCGTTTCACATGTGCTGAAGTTGCTGATTTATTAACTACTACTTGTGGAAATGGGTCATTTGTTAAACATATTCCTGACTTCGCATTTATTGCTCCCATCGAATTCAAATCCGCATTACTTAGAGGATATATGGATGGCGATGGTAATTTCAATACTGATAAGAATCATAATGAAATACGCGCGTGTAGTAGAAGCAAACAGCTAATTAAAGACATCGCACTGTTGTTTAATTATTTTGAAATATTTGCTAGTTTGAAAGAACATATGGTTCACGAAAAGAAATTGTATAACTTATCCATTTCCTCAAAATATTCAAAAATCTACTCGGATGAGATTGGGTCTGATTTACACAGTGAAAAACTTGCAAGTCTTGTAAGATATTTGAATCGCGATGTTCATAGCTTGGCTGAAGATATTGATAAGATAAATGGTCTTGGTAAGATTATCGCAAAATGTGGAAAGGTATTACAAATGGAAGGGCAAAGCAGAACATACGGAAGATGGAAAAACAAGGATTCCATTGGACGCAGAACACTCCAAAAATATATTAGTGTATTTGAACAAGACGCGAATGCTTCTAAGATTGTATCTGAACTTAACATACTAAAACAAGCCGCGCAGTCAAATGTGGTTTGGGACGAGATTGTGGAATTGGATATATATGAGGGTGATCAAACCGAATATGTATATGATTTTACTGTTCCTCAACATCAAACTTTTATGACTGACTATGGTGTGTATGTTCACAATACGCTCAACTCAGTAACATATGAGACTGAAATTATCGTAAGAAACCGCGCTGGAAAAATTCAGAAAGTCCAAATTGGCGATTTTACAAACAAGTTTATCGGAAAGGCTGTAAAGAAGGAGTATTATTCCGACACCGACACCACATATGCCGAGTTGGAAGAATATTACGAAGTGCCTTCATGTAATGAAGAAGGCAAGATCACCTGGGACAGAGTCGAGGCGGTCACCAAACACCCAGTTAAGAACAAGGACGGCACCAATGTGATGTTGAAGATCACCACCAAGGAGCATCGCGAGGTCATTGCGACCAAAGCCAAATCGTTCTTAAAATTGGTGAATGGAAAAATCGACGGCATTGACGGCGAGAATTTGAAAGTCGGCGATTATTTGCCGGTTTCCAAGAAGACAATTGAGTTCAATGAGACCAAGAAACTAGATTTGAAGACCGTTCTCCCACCTACTGAATACATCTATAGCAGCGAAGTTGATAAGGCAAAATCCGTTATGAAAGAGACACATTGGTGGAAGACTCACAACGGCAAAACATTTGTGCTCCCATACAAACGCAGCGATTCATTTGTTTCAAAGATGAATGTGGACAAGGTGAAGAAGGGCTGCAAAACCAAGACAATAATAGCCAAAGGCTGTGTTTATACGAAACAAACATCGATGAACGCCTACAATATCCCGGAACAAATCGAGCTCAACTACAACTTTGGCTATTTGATCGGCGCATATGCGGCGGAGGGATGTATGACGAAGACCCAGATTTCCATTGCGAACAATGACGACGCGTATTTCCAGCCAATCCTGGAATTATGCAAGGAGTGGAATATCAATACCAAGGTCTATCGACACGAGAACAAATGCGAGGAGGGCTGGACAAGCCAAGACTTGCGAATCTACAACACCCTGTTGTGCCGTGTGCTCGAGTCGCTTTGCGGCAAACTTAGTCATAATAAGTTTGTCTCCGACATCATCACATTCTCCAACAAAGAGTGTATCCAGGGATTCTTAGACGCCTACATTGGTGGAGACGGCACTATTTCAAAGAAATCTCATTCCATATTGATGAACTCGGTTTCCAAGCAGCTACTAATTGACGTCCAGCAGATGTTGAATATCATGGACATCTACAGTTTCATTTCAAAGCCAAAGAAACCAGAGACCAACAATAGAGGAAGTCAAGATATCAAGCAGTGCTACCAATTGAATGTGGTAAATCAACAGGCTAAGAAATTGGCGGCTATTTTAAGAATGAAACTTGTAGTGAAGCAACAAACCTGCGTCGAATACATTTCGTCTCACACATACAAGTATGAATTCTGCAGAAATGCGCTGACTGTGCCCAACGAAATCGACGGTGAGCTCGTATTTGAAGAGAAGAAAGACAGATACGCCGACGTATTGTTTGATGAAATCATTTCAATTGAAGAAATCGACAATACCACGCCGTATGCCTATGATTTGACGGTTGAGAATACCCGTAATTTCAACATATACAATGGATTATGTCAGAAAGACACATTTCATCTTGCGGGAGTGTCGTCCAAATCCAACGTGACTCGTGGTGTGCCGCGTATTGAGGAAATTCTGCGCCTGACCGAGAACCCCAAGAGACCTTCGGCAACCGTATATATGAAGCCATATGAGCAGCACGAGAAAGACCGCGCCGCCAACTACTGCAACATGATTCAATTTACAAAACTGGTGGATGTTGTGAAATCGGTGGAAATCTGTTTTGACCCCAACGACCACGCCACCCATATTCACGCCGACCGCGAATTGATCGACCAGTTTTATGAGTTTGAGAACATGGTGGAAGAATGCAATCAGACAACAGACGCATTGTCCGGCAGACCAGCGCGCTCAAAATGGGTGGTTCGCATTGAAATCGACGCAGAGTCATTGCTCGACAAGAACATCACGATGGACGATATCCACTTTGCGATTAGCAATTCACACGGCTCCGATGTAAGCTGTATTTACTCAGACATGAACTCAGGCAACCTGGTATTCCGAATCCGCCTGAATTCGTCGGTGTTCAAAGGACCAAAAAAGGGCGTTCCCGAATCACTCGACCAATCGGACGAAATCTATTTACTCAAGAATTTCCAAGACAGCGTTCTTAACAATATTGTGCTGAGAGGAGTGAGTGGTATTACAAACGTAAATCCGCGCTTGTTGAAAGACCAGGTGGTATTGGAAGACAGCAAGTATGTTCGCAAAGACACCTGGGTTCTAGACACAGTAGGAAGCAATTTGATTGACCTGTTTTCGCTTGATTTCATTGATTACACCCGAACCCACAGTAATGATATTCGCGAAGTATATGACTTGCTTGGAATTGAGGCGGCGCGTCAAAACGTAGTAAATGAATTCATGGAAGTGATGGAGGCGTCGGATGCCTATGTGAATTACCATCATCTGAGTGTGCTGTGCGACAGAATGACGGTGACGTCGCGTCTGGTTCCTATGTTCAGATCGGGTATTCTTGGCGACGACATTGGACCTATTTCAAAGGGCACATTTGAGATGCACACTGAGGTGTTCTTGGACGCAAGCAGACATGGTGAGTTTGACCAGATGCGTGGTGTGTCGGCGAACGTAATGTGTGGCCAGCCGGGATACTATGGAACCAATTCGTTTGGCCTGGTTCTAGATATGAAGGCGGTGGAAAAGATGAATGATGCGGAAATGACTCGTGGAAATACCAACGATAAGATAGATTCGCTGTTTAATGAGATGGGTCTTATGGCGGAGAAATGCTCGATGAAGAATATTCGCGTGGATAACAATGTTCATAATTTGAAAGCGACGGATATGGGAAGTTGTGGGGATGATGGATACAATGTATTTTAAATTCGGTGATGAAATCACCTTATGACAGTCGGCGACTTATAATTTGTTTTTTAAAGGCAACTTTGTTGCCGACTGTCTTAAAGGCAACTTTGTTGCCGACTGTCTTAAAGGCAACTTTGTTGCCGACTGTCTTAAAGGCAACTTTGTTGCCGACTGTATTAAGCTGAAAATGCTTATAAAATTGATAAACCTCCCCCACCTATATTAAATAATAAAAATCAAAATGGAGACTTTTATTATTATTATATTATTCATGATAGTCGCAATGGTTATGCGAGTGCTGCGACAGACACAGGTTATTCTTGAGAGAACGCAAATGGAACAAAAAAGATACAAAGCATATCTTTACAACGCGCTGCGCACGATCAATCAAATCTAGCACTAATATATATTTTCAAATGGTCAATGAGACTCGCCGGCTTATAACAAAAAAACACGGTACTCGCAAAAACACACTATTCAAATCCGATTCCGTTGTTTTTTTCGATGACGACCTTGACCGCAACATAAACCCATTTAGAGCCCGTTTTCCAAAAATAAAATCCATATTGATTCCGCCCGCATGGAAAAAATCATATACACAAATACTGAAAGGAAAATCCGATTTTTATTACCCAATGATGTATTCTAAAAAATACAAAAACAACCGTTACGCCCAAGAAATCGTAAAGGATATGGATATGGACAACTCCAGCCATTTGTGCGACCAATGTAATAACGTTACAAATCAGGGCATCACAATATCACAAACAAAGAAAATCATAAAATGGGCAAACAAACTGACAACTAAAGAACGCACCGTTTTGTTTGATTTGGACAATACACTTTCGGCGTGTAATTTGATTATGCGCTATCAATATATTGAAAAACTAGAAGAACACGCAGAGTTGTTTGAAGAGATCGCGCAATATATTTCCGGAACAATCGAGCGGTATGATGCGTTACAAATAATGTTTTTCTACTTAAGAAAGAACGGAGTTTCATGCAAGATTTTTACAAACAATGGGTGGGCCAAGAGAGAAAATGATACAAACTTTCAAGTGTTTTTGAAAATAATGCAGGCATTTGACCCAAAAATGAAAGAAGACGATATTATTTTTGGAAAAAACAACAAAGAACAAACATTCAAGGAAAACAAAGATATGATGAAAATATACAAACAAATATAGACAGTATAATATAATAATGTCGTGCTTATATGAATTGCTCCGTAAAAATTTTAAAAAAACAATCAAGGTCGCCCCAGTAGTATGTAATATGTGTTTTTCGGGCATAACACATTTAACAAAAAAAGAGTGTGGGCATTATTTATGCACAAAATGTATGAATGTTGGAAATGAAAATAACATTCAATGTGTGGTGTGCTATAAGGCAAAATCACCTATTCAAAATGAGTAGATATTTACAAAACATATAAACCTATTGTATAAATAATAACTAATCATGCAGACGACTTATTTTTTTAACAAACACATAAATTATCATTATGCCAAATCAGACTTGCTCGAAAAGACGCCAGACATTTCAATATTGTTCAGCGACAACCCCGCCGAATATAAAAAGCTAACAAAGATGGAACGCATCCATAAAATGGAGATAATCAACAACAAAATTCTGCGTCTAAAACCAATTTTGAAAGACCGTGCTAATATTTTTGCGATCCAACACGTATATACATGCAAATACAATATTGTAACCCCCGTCTTTGAAATCCGGCTGAAATATTTAAAATATGGGGAACTGGAAGACGAAGATCGCGACTTTTTTTACAATGCACAACGGACGTATCAGGTATTGTATCGGTTCATCAACAAAATCAAAATCAAGAAGATGCGCAAGTTCGACAACGAATATGATTTATGTATGGTTCCGCTGTCGTCCCTCCCACCAAAACAGACCATTTGGCTATTTGAAAACGGGATTCAGTTTCATTTTAATGTCCGCGATTTGCTGAAAATAATCGTGTCGGCATTGACTAGCAGCTTTTATATGTTTGAGGACGCAAAAATGCCGAAAAATCCATTCACAAATAGTGAGTTGTCGGTTTTCCAGTTGAATCTGATATATACGCGACTGTGCGAATTGAAAACCAAAATACCTACTGTGGTTGAATTGTTTTATAAGGCAGAATTTGATATTGTTGTTTTCAAGCGAATTAACCATTCATATTTGATTGAACTCGCGATTGAAACACACTACAGCAAAGACATTCAAATCACCAAAGAACGCATTGTGGACGTGCTCGAAATGATACATGATTTCTGCACTTCATTTATGATGATACGGTTTCATAAAAACTTTCCGCCAAAAATAATATACGAAATATTTCGGCCCTACTTGATATTGAGGGCGCGGTGGGCGGCGTTTCATTGTGTTGAATCAAAGGCAAAAATGATCAAGGGTCTGAAATTATTTAACATTTTTAATCCGCTCTTTGGTCATTGCTATTTTGATAAAGATGGAAATGCCGGGTTTGATGATAGACATATTGCGTATGGTGATATTTTTAATAGCAATTTCTATGGGAGCGAAACGCCGGCTATGCTAGATGTGCTGATAAAAAATAGAAGCAAATATCGCGGGTTTTTTTGTATCAGTATTCAACCGATTGATGACGTTCAGTATGTTTTTATGAGACCGCATACGGGATTTGTTTCGGAAGAGATGGTTATTCAAGAAGCAGTGCAAGGACCGCCAATCGCTGCTCTATCTTCATCATCCGAAGATGAAGACGAAGACGAAGAAGAAGATTACTACGATTCGGAAGGAACCAACGATTCTGACGATTCTTACGATTCAATGTAATCAAATTTGTAAAATAATATAAACGTGTATTGTGTATTATAACAACCATGGAGATTGAATACGACCCCGCCAATTTTGAAGTGATTTTCAACAACCGATTTACGATGATAGATACCTATTTTTTTGTGTATTTTGATTACCCAACCCAAGAAGAGCCCTTTGTAGATGAGCACGGGAATAAGTTTTCATTGAACATATTAAATTCGTCCATGGAGAAATACAGTTACGAATCAAAACCGGAATTCATTCGAACCGCCATTAATTTTTCGGCGTTTAATCGGTCGCTGCGCTATTTATACAAACACAATGGCGAATTTGGATACTACGATTTCAAAAAGGGGACATTCAACCGATTCAATGAAGACATTACAAACCGTGTGTATAAATTCTATTACAACGACAAGTCACTATAATTATACACCTTTCTATGATAATAATGCGTTTTGTATATTATCATATTAGTTTCATTTGACGAAGGAAATATCATCAAAGAATTCTTCGATTTTACGTGCCCTGGCGCCATAGTCTTTTCCACCAGTCAATGCGTCTCTCAGCCGTGTCCCCAAATGATTGTCTTTACTGGTTGTCCCGAGGTCGTCAATCAAAAACGACCCATAAACCATGGAATTTTCAGACACAACATTTGTCTCTTTCGTCGTTTTCACGTTCGCAGTGGTCGGCGATCGAACAAAATAAAACTTGTCCGATGTCCCTTTGGGCGTTCTTCCCATAACAATCCAGCTATTTTTCATTCGGTGTGGTTTGGGGTCAATGGTTGGCTCCGGGACGCCCGCCGATATTTCCGTGCCGGGTTCCATCGAAATAATACCAATTTGTTTAATTGATACATAGGAAGAAAACAGAATGATCGGAATGCCGAATTTCTGCGCGATTATCCAAATATCAATCACGGTCACAAAGTAGTCGACGGGCATGGTGGTTTCCGACATCATTGTATTATCCAAGGTATTCGCAAATCCGCCCTTTCCTTGGAGTTTCATTATATACACAATCACTTTTCTATATTTTGTGTTTTCCCATAAACCTCTATATCCTTCCCAAATCATTCGGCGTATTTCTGCCGACGTAATTGTTCGTTTTTTGAAATCTTGTAAAATATAATAGAGGATTCCGAAACTACACTCCGGCGTTGCCTTGAAAACGATCTCCTTGGTGCTCTTCTTGAAAACCACATTGTGCCAGTAATTGTTATTGGCTCGCTCGCCACCAACCGGTATGAGCTCTTTCTTACACGAACTCACTGCGTCAGACATTCCAAACGCCCGTTGTTCTTCAAGCGACACCGAGTTTGAGTATTTCTGAGCAATTGTCGGATCTGGCTGCGCGACACCAAACGGAATGTTTTTAATATACTCGTTCAGTTTGTAGGGCTCCATGTTTTTGAAATAATCACGCGCGAGCAGGAAATTCTCCAAAATGATGAACTCGTCCTTGTTTATCTTGTAATCGGTATTTGCTATGTTTAAAAACTGTTTGGGCGATATCATGAACTGCTGAATCTTACCATAACGCATGGTCTCGTCCGCCACGCGATAAAAATAATGTTCGCTATTCCGCATATTTGGGACGGCCAGGTTTTTGTCGGAAACCGTAAGCACGCAGCCGTCTCTAAATGCGGCGGTTTTCTGCCCGTCACATACATAGGGAGTTTTCGCAAAATCGTCGTAAAAATCCGTTTTGTCCGAGAATACTACGGCATCGGATAGCAGCGTTTTGAACAAACGCACCATCTCTTTCAATCTGTCCTTGTATTTCTTGGCTCGAGTCCCGATGATCCGAATAACCGCGTTTCTAAACTGATTTTTTGAAATAATAATGGATTTTAATGTGGTGCGGAATACCGAGTAAAAATCATTCTCCAAATTAATATTACGTATGACTTCGATGCGTGTTTCGTCACCCTTTGTAGAGGTTTGGATGTCTTTCTCTGTTAGCATATAGTTCTTTTCTTCAATCGCAATCAAATTATCCGGGATCTTAAATATTGGCTCAACTTGAATGAACTGATTCGTGTCCGTCAATATCCCAACAATCGAACCATTCTCTATGATTTTCATCCGGGGAAGGCACGGAATCATACCTTCAGATTCCCGGTGAAGTTCCTTCAACAAGTCGCGGGTTTTCTCATATGATTTGGGGATAAAATCGTCCATGAAAATAATGGGGTGTTTTGGTAAAGGCGCAGACGGATGCGAGGGGACATATATTTCTTCGGATTCGCCTTGTTTCTTCACGGTGAGTGCGATGATTTTCCCCTGATAATTCATGATTTGGCCACGGACGGTATATTTTGAATTTAAATTATCCTCTATTATGGACGGCAATATGGGGTTCTCAAACATGTATTTGGTGGGCAGAGACTTGTTCGGCTTACACACATTATTTACTGCACTATTCAACATATCCAATATCTTCTTGATATTCGATGAGACTGGCTGCGCCTTTGTAAAAGTTCGGATTACGTCGGGTTTGTTTTCGCCGTCGTATTTATAACCATAAATGGGTTCAAAAAGGTCGTCATTTTTCGTCAAAAACAGCGATGGCTTGGTTTCGTCAAAGAGGTTCTTGGAATACGCGCTGGTCGGACACAAAACGTCGATATTGTCGGTTGCGTCGTTGTTGGTGATTTCCATAATAACCAAGTTCAAACCGTCGGGGAATATGCGTGGATTCGGGGTTGAAGCCACGTCCCAAATATAAGTGTGGTCTATTTCGGACGCTGGGTTTTTCAGAAACTCGATGAAATTCTCGTAGGCAGCGATGATTTTTACAAACACGTCAAGGTGGATTTTTTTAGAAGGCTTTTCCTTACCATACAATTGGTATAATTCAGTGTCTGCGTATTTCTTGACGAGTTTTTGTTTATCATCGACCTGCGTTCTTGGTAGAAAAATGCTTTGGAATGTGCCGTTTCCATATTTGACGAAATCGTCAATGGTGATTGCTCCGGTGGTCAAAATCCGGATGAACTCGGTTATAGAGACGGTCTCCATTTTTTTCACGTGTGCATACACATCGGCCAAACACCCCAAAATCGTGTTTTTATAAATGAGACTCTGTTTGCCTTCCCCGATTTGTTTATACTCGTAAGGCTGCATCCCGTGGCGCAAGAATGTTTGAGTGTTTTCTTTTACATACCCAGTTGGAATTCCATTGTTTCCAGACTTGAAAATAGAGGCATAATCAATTTGCATGAAATGCTGGACGGCGGTTTGAGCTTGTGCCCATCCGTTGGGATCGATAGGGTGTTTCTCGGGGTCTTCAATATAGTCGGCTCGGTATTTTTTATTGCCGGGTAGTTTATCGTCGGCTTTTGGCTTTGGCTTTGCTTTTGCTTTTGGCTTTGCTTTTGGCTTTGCTTTTGCTTCAGCCGGTTCTTCAGCCGGTTCTTCAGCCGGTTCTTCAGCCGGTTCTTCAGCCGGTTCTTCTTCATTATCAATAATATGTGTTTTGTCTCGAATACATTGTTTGCGTCGATTTTTATGTAATTCAGAATCCCAGCGCGAAAAACAACACGGGACGCAATAATCAGGATGCGCCTTATCTAAAAACCCAGGTGTGTAATTAATATATCCATCCTTGCGTTTCGGCGTTGATTCGCCAAAATGCGCGCTGTCTGTGAATTCATGGACTTGACTGCGATCGGTTCCACATTCGCCTGCGTCAATTTGCTCCTTGGTCATACTGGTGTTTGTTTTTAAACACCAAAACCGAGGGCATATATACCAGTTCTTTTCATTGTCGTCGGCCTTGCTTCCATACTTAATGGCTTTTGTGTATGATTTGCTTTTTGCCGCTTGGTCGGCGCGATCTATTTTCTGTTTTTCGGCGTCGTTCAATACAACGGGTTGGCGCATTACCGGACACGCGCGCGAATAAACCTTGAACTTTTTATCTCTCTTTTTCAAAAACAATACTGGGTCGCGTTCTTGTAATCGTTCCAAAAAATAATTTGTGTTTTGGGCGATGTCGGATTTATGGACCCCCTCGTCCGATTCGGATTCGGATTTTGCCTTTGCCTTTGCTTTTTTACCACCTTCCATATCCACGTCAATCCCAAAAAATTCCTCATCGCTGCCCAAATCAATGCTGTCGTCCTTTAATATTTCCAAAGCGGATGCCTTTACTGTCGTGGCGTTTGGTGTCGTGGCGTTTGGCTCTGCGCTTGGTGTCGCTTTTACTGTCGTGGCGCTTGGTGTCGCTTTAACTGTCGTGGCGCTTGGTGTCGCTTTAACTGTCGTGGCGCTTGGTGAAGCATCGGACAAAGCCCTTGCTCCTTCTTCCTCTTCTTCCTCATTCGGCGATTCAACCTGTAAAAAATCAGTAATATCAAATGCCTTGGGTTTCACCTTTTGGTCTACGTGCATAACAACAATTGGCTTTGCCGATATGACTTCCTTCTCATATTTCCTTTCGCAAATCTCCTTCATCTTCTCACTGAGCTCTTCCGTATAGAGCGCTTTCAATCCGCTCAAATAAATACTGATGGTCTCTACATAATCAATATGCGGCAACTTATCAACGCGAAGCACCAGTTTGTTTTTGACGGCATCATACCGCAGTTCCACCGGAAGCCCCGGATTCTCAATGATATCGATTGATTTGTTTCCGTGTTTTCGTTCAATGTATTTCACATTGCTCAAATGCTGCGCAATCCGTTGAGCAGCCTCTTGAACAGTAATATCATAATTCTGAACCAACGCCGCAATCACATCCTCTTCGTTTATAGCCGATTGGAATATTTCCGTGATAAGCGCCGACTGCGCGTCCATCTCCTGAAAATTCTCAACGCGTTTAAAGCGTAGTATTGCCCCCTTATTCACAGTGTCGCTGATAACATCAAACACCGACGACAAACACCCCATTTTTGTCCGCAATTTCATATGTGGATCTTTATCCATCGGTATAGAGGCAACATACTCCAGCGTCAAAAAATCCACATTGTCGTCGCGCAAACTCTGTATCGTCGGCAAACTGTATCCGCTATTTTGTAGGTAGCCATTTATTTTTTCTAGTACTTCATTTACGGGGGTTTTTAAAACTGACTCCATCTCTTCAATCGACACGCTTTTTCCAAATTCGCCGGAAACATAGACCACTCCATCTTCCTCTATATCAATGATAATATCAAGTTCGCTTTCATAAATCGAAATCTGTTTGTGTTTTCCAATTGTGTTCGCCAAGTGCGTGATTTTATTTGAGGGGAGCGCAGGTTTTTTCTTTCCAGATTGCGTGATTTCGGTGCTATAAATACGGTAGATGTTTTCGCGGCGAGCACCGGGGTTGCGTTTTATGAGGGGCGTCGACGAGGTTGCGTTGATGTTTTTGAAAATTGCATCCAAGGGGACGAGCGTATCGTATTCGGGTCTCAATGCGAACTTGTATTTGCGAACCCCTCTTTGGTCAAATTTTGTGGTGGTAATAGAGGTTTGTCCCAATTGGTAAAACTGGTCAATTGCCTCGAATCCACGCTCGGATGGTTTGGATGGCTTGGGAACTTTTTCCAACCCGGTCGCGTCGAAAATGCCTTTTGTCGCCAGACTCGGAAAATATGTCTTGGAGATATATTCCTCTGGAATACCGGCGCGCCGCGCAAAGGCAAACGCATCTTCCGCAAACACCGCACCAATCACCTCTACATTTCCATTATTAAAAAGTAATTCATTGTCTAAGAAATAAATCGTGTTTGTCTTGTCGTCCAACAAATTCGGCGCGAATCCGTCAATCAACTCATATGGGTTCGCCGAAAACATGAAATTGTGGTGTTTGGAAAAATGCATACCGAGCCCTACACCGATGGGGGCGACAATTTCTACGCCGCCGAAAGCCATCGCCAAGTCCCCGTAGTCGTAGTATTCCTTGGTCATGCTTTTGCCTTTGCTTTTGCCTAGATTAATGAGGAGTTGTTCAAACTGTTTGTTGTCGAGAAACCCGGCGGTTTCCAACGTTTTCTTGAGTTTGCGGCCTATTTTAGATGAAGTTTTGGCGGCGTTTTGATATACGGACGCGAGATTCACGTGCTTAACCACTTTAGCAAACACATATAACTCGTCGTATGAAACCTCGGGGTAAAGCAGCAGGATTTTGGTTTTGATTTGCGCGATGGAATCGTCCTTATGGATATGGTATTTAGAGGATTTTGCGCCTTTACTTAAGCCTTCACTTGCGCCTTCACTTGCGCCTTCACTTGCGCCTTCACTTAAGCCTTCGCTAAACCTGATAGTTTCCTTGACGCTGCCGTCGTCAGCATATACTTGGATCGGGTAGTCGTTCATTATACTATATATACATAAATATACTATACAACTAGATGAGTTTTTTCGTATATTTATTGTATGCGAATGCGAGTAGTGGTCAGCAGACGTATGTGGGGGCGACGGTGGATTTAGACCATCGGTTAAGGCAGCACAACAAGGAAATTAAAGGCGGGGCGCGAGCCACGAGCGCACAAGTGGAACGTGGTGAGACGTGGGAGCGGGTATGTCATGTTGCGGGATTCCCGACGTGGAATGCGGCACTCCAATTTGAATGGAGATGGAAACAGATTACTCGAAAGCTGCCGGCGAAAATGGATCCGTTGGAAAGACGCATACAGGCGCTGAGAATGCTTTTAGCATTAGAGCGTTCGACGAGTAAAGCGACCCCCTATTCTGAATGGCCGACCCCCCCGCAAGTAAATGTGGAATCCGAGAAGGTGTGTTGGTAAAAAATATGGGGGTAATATATAATAATTAGGTATGTCGGCTACACAAAAAAGTTTCGGAAAAAATAATGGTTCTGAAATATTAAATTCATTAAATACCCAAGAATTAAAAACAATGTATTACGTTTTATTACTTCAATTATTTCGTAAAATGACTCCTACACAAAAAAGAAAATTTAGAATGCTTGTTTTAAATAACAATTTTTTAAATAAAATATCATTAAATGCGCTCAATGGAGGCACTTTAAAACGAGGAGGTGCTGGTACTCAAATGAGTCATTATCCAAAAATATTTATTTTTGCTGCCTGTTTGCTATATTTATTTTTATCCGCTTCCGCTTTATCCACGTCTGCTTTAAATTCTTCAAACCAAAATTCTTCAAAGCAGATAAACGAAGTGTTTAAAAAATTAGAGGCAAGTGAATATAGCGTTGTTTCATATACGGGCTTTGAAGAAGAAATAGATCCTAATTCACCAGTATTTACAGTTGATCCCGTTATTAGCAAAATGCTGACTAGTTTGGGAACCTCTCCTGTAAAATATGAAACAATTTATCAAGAAGTTAAAAAAACCTTTGCTAATGCTAATGGTGAAGGATTTACAGCAATACTCGAAAAATTTAAAAAAGATGCTGTCGAATTTGATTTACCAGCGCCTTTACGTTTTGGTGTCTTGGCTCTAGAACGACGACTAGTAATACCAATGAGCGCGCTTCAAGCTAATACAAAAATCAATGAGTTGATACAAGAATTAAATTTAAAAAATGAAAAAATATTTCCCGACGCCAACCCAACAAAATTTCTTAAAGATTTTAACAAAATTATTGAAGACCAGACTAAATTAAGTGCTATGAGTATAAATTCAAATTCCAAAATAGAATTAGACATTGGAAAACTTGTTAATACTGCTAGTTTTTATTTGGAAACTAAAGCATTGACTAATCACTTTATTTATTTTTCCAATAAGGTTGGTGAAAAACGTGACGAAATTATTCAGAAAGAAAACGCAATTAGTGCAACTAATAACAAAGATAGAGAAGTGCAAAAAGAAATTAATAGTATGAAAGAAAGCCAAGAAAAAAATATGAAAGACGCGATAGCAGCAGAAAACGCAGCAGAAGAAGAATTAAAAACATATAATTATTCTGAAATTGCGGAAGCTGAAAAAACAGAATCTGATTGGAATAATTTATCCAATTTACAAAAATTAGAAATAATAAAAGTTTTACCGCGCATTCCAAACCCAAACATTCATAAATTCAAAAAAATGTTTAAAAATAATAAAAAATTTATACTGTATGTGATATTAGGTGCGTTAACAATATTATATGGTAAAAAGGCATTATTAAAATTAAAAGAAATGGTTGAAATGCGCAAAAGAATTAAAACCAACCATCCAGTGCTTAAACCAGGATCTCCTATTTCTAATGCTAATGCTCTTAGTGCTCTTACTCCTAGTGCTCCTACTCCTAGTGCTCCTACTCCTGGTGCTCCTTATATTGATTTAGGTTTAGATTATGATTCCGATGATTTAAATAGTTCAAGATATAATATTACACAAAACCGCGATTTGACAGCAACACGGAAGAAAATGAAAGAGACTAGCCTACCAGAAGGCACTATTAATACATTTACTGAATACATAAAAGGCTTAGGAAAAAAAAGTGACGCTACAAACACACAACATGTTGTTAAACCACCTACTTCAAACGCAGATTTTTTGAATAACGCAGCAAAAAACAAGCCAAACGATATAAGAGACGCAATGGGTTTTTCTCAGTTTGGCACTCCAAGGTCCCGTACTCCAAAGAAAAATAGAGACAAACCATAATAATTATCCATATATTTACCTCTATTGTAAATATATAGAATGTCCACTCAGAAAAATCTATTTTCCAAAGCCAGCTCCATTATGCGTAAAAACGCCGAGTTTATTTCTTATTTGGCTCCAAATGCTGATTTAGCCAAGATACCCCTCAAAAAAATGAATGGCGGCGAAAATATGGTCAAAAAAATCTTCAAATACGGAAGCGAGAACTTCAAGAACCTAAAAGAGAGAACCCCCATTATCGGTAAAAATGGCGCGCCCCTCGAATTAAAAATCGGCAGCAAAACCCTGATGCGAATTTACAAACCGAACTTTAGCGAAGGGTATAAGCCCAAGAAAGGGTTCGAAAATCTGTTTATCCATCCGAGTGATGCGCATCATTTTTCTTCGGGTAAGCAAAAACTGCTTACGCGAAAAGGACAAACTATGAAAAGAGGTGGAAACGCGGATATATTACTCTGGGTTACTGTTTTAGTTGGTGCGATTTTTACAGTAGGTAACACATATATGAGCTCAATCGCACAAATGGTCAACGATAAGGAAATATAATCAACAATAAGTAAAATCCTCACATTTGAAATGATTATATCCAATCGTATATAATTCTTTACCATACGAGAAATCCAGCGACGAATAGTCAGCCAATTCAGCACCATATGGATAACAGTAATGAATGACGCCTCTACCTTTACACGGATTCGATGTGATTTCAGCCAACTCATTATTGTAGTCCGTCAAAACCACCTTGGCTATACGTCGCACATATTCATTCAAATCGGCAATTTCCGCCACGGGTTGAAGCCTCTCCGACGCGGCAATAAACGTGATATTGTATTGGTCGCATTCCAAATAGGCATCTATCCCATTGACGATTTCGTTCGCAATCGCACCGCCATCCACGTAATAATTGCCGTCAATGATTTGCGGCGGAAAAACTAGCGGTATGGCGCTTGTCGCCATCATAATATCGGTCTGTCTTCTTTTGGTCTGTTTTTCAAATTGGAAGATTTGGAGCACTCCCTCGTTCAAGTTTGTCGATCCAATCAGGGTCGGCACACGGTCGCCGTCATAATTCAGTTTTCCGAGTTCTAAATCAATTGTTTTGCGCAGCGGCGCCGTATCATAAAACGACCACGACCTGGGCACCTGAAACGCACCGTGAGTATAAACGCTTGCGTTCGTCAGTCCAAAATACACGTTCTTCAGGTTTTCCACACCGGCCTCCATCGAATTGCCGAAATACGAGAGGAACCCGGCGTTCAGACCGCCGGCGGAGATGCCGGTAATCATATCGTATTTGGGGAGCCGTATTCTGTCTAAAATGCCGACCTCAACGGCGCCAAAGGAGCCGCCCCCGCTGAGCGCCAACACATTACACGCGCTCTCGGCGTGCGAAAACATCAAACAAA